CGCTCTGGCCGATATAAGCTTCTTCATTACTGTCTTACCAGATGAACCCCGTCAACCGATTACGCTGGGGTGAGCTGGTCTGCACACCTAGTTCCAGTCGAGTCCCCGTTAAGGCCGTAAGACTAGAGGCCATGACATTTATAAATAACGCCACCAAAATTGCTGAGTATCTCTTACTCATTGTACTATAGGACGGATTCGAACCATCATCTGCCTCTCGGCCACTCTGCCCTTGAGCTACTAAAGGTCTTGATAAGAGCGACCCATCAAGATTGGATTCTGTTTATCTTCATAATGGGAGCGACCCATCATCCAACAAACATTACCCCATATCATCAGTTAATTTTATTCGCTATATCTAGATGATGTAGATTAGCCGAGAAACCCACACTAACTAAGGTCCCACATATATCTCTCTGTCAATGTGGTTAACAACACAGTTGTTATCTATAGTACGCCATGATATGAATCACGTAAGAGCGTCTAGTGTCTCCAATAGGACTCGAACCTATAAATCCTCAGTCGCAAAGATTCCCAATTCACCCCATCAACGCAATGACAAATCGCAGCTAGTTCTCACGAACAGGTTAGTCGGGTGTGTATACCAATTCCACCATAAAGACTTTGGTGTCCCTCCCATGTGTACTTATTCTACACCCACTCACGGAGTGCATCTTCAGTCATGTATTCCTAGTGGGAAACTAGTTCAACGCCACATGGCACCAAATTTTATCCTAAATACATTGAATTTGACAACATCGCATGTCTAGCAAATTCTGTTTCATCTTGAACGTATTCATTAAATTCTTGTTGTTCTAATTCAACAACATCATCAACTTCCCATTCAAACATATCTATAATTTTATCGTAGTTCTTTCTGTTATCTACTGGTGTAGTTAGATTTAATCTAGCATTTAAACTACCCTCTTGAATATTAGCAATTTGAGTGGTTAATTGTTTTAAAGCTTCAGCTTTGTAAGCAACAACTGCTTTATCATAAGCTATTTCATGTGCCGCTTTATTTTCTTTAATCTTTTCAATCAATTTAGCTTTATTAACCTTGATTGTTCTACTACCTGTTCTTCTCATAAATTCACCCATTTTTTAAGTGTTATCTTATTGTTATTTTATCAGAAGTCATGAGCCCAGTATTTTTGACCTCGCTGGTTCTGGTTCCAACTGGCTATAACTGCTCACTCTTCTTTGTTACCGAGACAGGACTTGAACCTGTGACACACCCCAGTTTAAGGGGGCTGTTCTAACCAACTGAACTACTCAGCAATGTTCACGTCTATTCCGTGAATGTCAATTACATTTCTATTAAATGCTTTCCCAAAGCAACGTTTAACTACGAATTGTAGGGCTCGTTAAAAACGTCTAAACATAACCCTTGAGAGGGAAATAGGAGTCGAACCTATAAATCATCTTTATTGTAGTTAAAATGAATCCAGTGACATTTGCTACTAACGAGACTACAAACTTTCGTCAATACCACCAGTGTGTCTACCAATTCCACCACACCCCCATTTTGATAAGGATTTGGGCATCGGCATTAGCCTAATCGGTACCTTATCTTTGCCAGTCCTACCTTACTGGCACCTCTATTCAAGTCATTTCCCACTGACAAATAGATTTCACTGTACTATGGGAGTCAAGTGAATGCTGTGGAGAGAGTTGGACTCGAACCAACAATACTACCATAGTCAAAGCTTTCGCTTCTATCGGATTCGAACCGCTTCCCCACCCTCCATGGGTGGTAAGTCTGCCAATTCCTCTATCTCTCCATTTTGTGGGCTAGATGGGGAGATTCGAACTCCCAAGCTTAATTATCCAAAAGTAATTACTCCTTCTTTTAATTTCACCACTTCCACGCACCACTGCTTACCGTGTTAACCCAGTATGGAAGTACACCCATTTGAAACCTGTATGGGATTCGAACCCATGTTTGCACCCTTCACGAGCACCGTCCTATCCGCTAGACGAACAGATAAACTACTACTATACTTCATCGGCAAAATCCGTATTTCATAGATAACCTAACATTACTCACCTTGATTGCCGTCTTAGTTTTCACATTCCAGTTATTTTGTGGTGGGGGGCAGATTCGAACTACCGACACCGACCTTTTCAGAGTCGTGCTCTACCAACTGAGCTACCCCACCATTTCCAGAATTACGTATCTGGCTAATTCGGCCCATGTCATGACCACTACCGAAAAAACGAATAAGGGTTATTTGAAGCTTCACCAAGCACCCTTATCAGTAACATGGTATGGTGGAAGTGGGGGAATTGAACCCACCGAGTTTAGGTAAAATTTACCAAAGAGCTCCTCACCTTGACTCCCTAATTAGTCACGACTGTAGTTTCTGTCGTAGTTACCTATGATTATCAACGCTTTTTTGTTGCACCTAATAGAACTAACCATTTTTATCACTTGCAGATGCTCCGAACATCTTTACGCCCTATGAAAATAGGCTCACGTTGTTTTACAAGTAATGTTTTCATTATTTTAAAGAACTTTATTAATCACATTGCAAAGG